TTTCCACCAACAGCAGTATTATTTCCACCAGACACAGAAGCATCTAAAGCACTTTCTCCAAGAACAGTGTTACCAGCAACAGAGTTTGCACCTTTACCTATATTTACAGAATTTATTGTTGCATCAGCAGTAGAAGTTATACCACCAGTAAGTGTTCTTAGATCAATCCAGCCATCATTAGCTGTATTTCTCATCTTCAATATATTATTACTTGTATCAGCCCAAAGCATATAACTTGCAGTAGTACTAGGAGCAGAACCAGAACTGTTATTGGTTAATATTGCTTGCAGTACATTATTTAAATCAGTTCGGACATTAGCTCCAGTGGAGTTATCTATAACATAATCGTGAGTAGCCATTACCTAATCCAAAATTTTACCTAAGTATATCTTAATTCAATACTAACTACCACGCCCAAATCCTGTTGCAGTATAACTAAATGTTTTATCCTGTACAGCGTTACCAGCATTTAAAAATTTTATATTAAAACCACTTCCAGTAATACTTGTAATTTCAAATCTATCTGTCCCACCGAGATCATTTGCTGTAATACCAATACTTGGCAACTGTGTACCTGCCCCAACACTTGTTCCAGCCTGACCTGTAAAGAATGTCTGATCAAATGTGATATCAAGTCCTGATGATGATGTGCCAGAAGAAATGTTAGACCTTTGTTCTGTTCTTCTATCAAGTTCTGCTGTATATCCAAGTTGGTCAATTTCTATTGATTGTGCTGGATCATCAGAATCCATTTCACATCTGAATTTAAAACCACGCCCGACATAAGTTCCATTTACAAAAGGATTAAATCTTGAAAAATTTGCTCCATAAGTACAAGAAGTTCCACTTGATATTGTTGCACTTGTAGCTGAAGTTACTGTAAAAGTGCTTGTGCTTGGAACTGTAACTATTTCATAATTTCCATCTGAGGCACTACCAGCAGTGAAGTCAATAACAACAAAATCACCAACAGAATATCCATGAGAACTCTTTGTGATTGTAATAGTTGTTCCGCTTTGCCCATAAGTTGCTGAAGTAGATAAATCAGGGTCAAGGTCAGTTGTTGCAACAAACAATGATGCCCCAACATCAAAAGCTGTAGCACCATCAAAATCAGACCATGTATCAATATTTGCTGTTCTTTTATCAATCAGATCATTTGGATAGAAACCCTGTGTAACAAAATGTCTGCGTAACCTTAAAGGTTGTTTGCCACCCAAATCTAAAGTATTTGCAAATTCATATGAACCGCCAGTAATATCGACAGCACCAAGAAAATCAAAATCTGCTATTGCGTCAAAATCTGTAACGTCATCTAATTGGTCTAAAGAACCTAAAACAAGACCATTGACTTCATCTGAAAAGAAACAATCAACTTTTGTACCAGCAAAAGGTGTTGCATCTAAATCTTCTCTATCAACAAGAACAGAAAGTTTTGGTAAAGGGTCAGGGCTGTTTACAACAACTGAAGCCTCGCCAGAACTAAGTCTCCCGCCATCATCACGGAACTTTAAAATATATTCTCCTGTAACAATATTAGGAACAATTGATTCGCTAACATTGCCTGGTAAAGCTGGAATTACGTCAACTGCATTAGTAAAAGTACCAGTTCCATCACTTATATTTGTTGCCCTTACTACCACGTTTCCGCCGTGAACTACATCAATATCAGTTGCCTTGTCGAATCTCAATCTTACAAATTGATCTGAAATTGGTTCAATTCTTAAATTGGTAACATCTTGTGGCACTGCTGTTTTACCAACAGCCTCAAAAGTTATATCAGTAGAGGTTGCAGATAACTGTTCAAGAACATTATATGAAAAGACCTGTATTGTATAAGTTCCTAATCTACTGTTCATTATTTCAAAATCAGGTCTTGTTACTTTTTCAGTTATGACATTATCATTACCAAATCTGTAATTAACCTGATATTGAGTTACACCGACAACAGTTTGCCAGCTAATAACAATTTTTGATACAGCCTGATTATTTATCGGAAATATCTTTTCAACAGCACTTAAACCAACAGGAGGTTGGGCAAGGGCATTTAAATTAGTTATATCTCTAGCAGGTAGTTGTTCTCCATCTTCAATAAATGCGTATTTACCTTCGACATAAGACAAAGCAGTAATCGCATAATTTATACCATCCTGTTCTTCTACTGTTATTACTCTGAATAACTGAGATTTAAGAGTGACGTTTGATATAAGAAAGTTTGCATTTACATTTGGTGTCTGAGAAAAAGCAGAACTTACAGTAATAGTCCCACCTGATACAGATGAGATTGTTTTACTTTCAAACGATCCATCAGGTAAAATTACAGCCAATGTTGCATCACCTACAGGATTACCACTGGCATCTACCGCTAAATCAGTTGCAGACGTATCATCAACAGTAACAACAGTTGTAGAACTAACAGCAGACAATCTTCCACCTCTTCTTACACCTGCTCTTACTGGATCTTGTATTTCAATAATCGCACCTGGTCTTACAACCGCACCAGAGTCAATAGAAGTTGCAAATGCAACAATTTCCGATTCATTTTGTTCTGCAAATAATATTGCCTTACCTAACCTTTTAGCTTGTCCTCTTGAAGTACAGGCAAATGCTTTTACTTTTTTTACTACCGTACCTATTTTTGATATTGCAGTTGCATCTTCTACCACTTCAAAATCAACTTCCTGACTATCCATATTGAAGTAAGAAACAGATACAACACTGTGTCTTGTTTTTAAACTACTACCAGAATATGAAAAACCTTCTGATGTCACATTTGACAAAGTAAATAAATAACTTGGATCAGTGGGTTTATCTTGAGTGATACTTATTGAACCAGCAGACCATATCGGCATGCAACGCATTACACCAGCTAATTCATTTATCAAATTAAATGCCTCTACTGGACTTTGAATATTAACATTGCAACTAAATCTTGCTTCTTGTCCACCTAAACCATCATCAACAAGAGTGTTTGCATATTTACTGGCCGTTACAAAAGAAAATAAATCTAATGAACTATCTGTTATGTGATCTCCAAAACCGTACCTCTCAGTCGTGAGCAAGTCGAGCAACACCATTGCAGGGCATGAACACCAAACGGCAGCACCCATGACTCCATTAAATATATAGCCATCGGGGTAAACTATTCTTCCTGTCTGTAAATCAACTGTTGGTGTACCTGATCCACTAGCACCAGCACCAGGAATCCTTATTTTTATCCCACGGATACGAAATTTTCTAGAAGGTGGTGCGTTAAATTGAACAGAATCTAAACGTAAAGAACTATATGCACTATTTGGATATGTATTGGCATCATCAATTATTTCACTAAAACTTGTCCATTGAAATTCATCTTGTAAAAAAGAATCAGTGCTATCTGCTGTTATTCTACTGACCCTTATATCTACAGGAAAATCACCAGTAAGATTTATTCCATAATCTCTTTGGTACGCATCAGCAGTTCTACCTGAAATAGTGTCAGTAATTAAATCAGTAAAACCACCAGAATTATATTGAACAGAAATTTTATATTGAATTTCTGAACCTAATATGTCTCCTTTTTCTGTTGCTTTTTGTAGTTGAGGAACAGTAATCAAAACATTAATTCTATCTACATTTGTATTTGTTATTTGTCGTGTTACAGGACTTGATGTTGTAACAGTTACACCTACAGTTGTTACAGAGGAACTACTCTCTATGCCTTCAACTTTTGCCTGATCTGCCGTTCCGAATCTAGGGGTGAACACGACATCTTGAAAATTAAAATCAGTAGATGTTGCATTTGCAGAATCAGCAGACGCTTCTAAAACAGGTGTTTCATTTAAAAATACATCTTTCAATGCAGCATTATTATATGCAGTTGTTCCTTGTGTTCTACCTTCTTTAGAAGCAGTCGCAAAGCCTTCTATTTCTCCTTCTGAAATGAGGTCTAAAAATGTTGCAAATTGCTTACTATGTAAAGTATCAGGAGTTCTTGTCGGTGGTGGTGGTGTTCTCCTCCTACGCCTTGCACCAATAATTTTCTTTGGTGTATTTGTCATGCTCTTACCTGTTGTGTGTCAAGAGAAGTACTGACCACTACTGATCCTGTCATAATTTCGCCATATACTATTGGAACAGGAGTACCTGCTCTTGCTGTATTTTGCGTTCCAGAGAAACTAAATGACAACCTTGGATCTTCCTCTGAACTAAATTCTGGTGTTGGCGGTAACGGAAATAATAAATCACTTACACCTGATAAAACCAAAGAAGCTCCGATACCTGCAATAGCTTTACCTAAAAAAGTACCAGTAATTCCTGTAATTGCACCTGCGTTAATTAAAGGAACTTGTGCAAAAGTCAAACTAATACCACCAGTAGCAAAAGCCAAACCAATTAATGCTGCACCAAACATTATTCTTCCAAATCCTCTTGCACCACTAATAACAGGAACAAAATGTATATCCTCTTTACCTATAGGATGATAAATTTCTGATTCATCAATTGCATAATTTCCTATTTTTACCTGATAATATTTTGGGTTCATATAACTTTCAACTTGCGGAAAATTATTAACAAGAAAACTTACCGCCTTTGGAAGACTATCTACCTGCACTTCAAACTCTTTGTGACCTACAAACTCTGCAAGTTCACCATATAATTTTATCTTACGCATCATAACGATACCTCCCTCCTGTACATTTTAATAACCAAGGATTGTATGGCTCTCTACAAGATAGTCTATCTGCTGAATGATGTAAAACATCCCCATCTAAAAAAATACCAACATGATTTAATCCTTTTCCTAAAATGCTCATTGCTAAAACATCACCATTTATTAAAGGTTCATCTGGTTTTAATAATCTGAAACCTCTACTAGGTAAATATCTTTCAAATACTGGATCGTCTGTAAATTCTTCTATTCTTGTTGGTCTTTCATAATCTAATAATTCAATTCCTCTTTCTTCTTTATACCAATCAACTATTAACGACCAACAATCTGTAACAGCCCAAACCCATGGGCGACCAAGTAAAGGTGCTTTATATCCACATGGTTCATAATATCCCCAAGTTTCTGTTTTTGGATTAACAATATACCAAGGTAGGTTGGTATGCTCACAACTCATTTTATCTGCCTGACTAGCAACAGGTGGGGTGTCAGGATGTGAATGAATAATGGCTGTAATTGTTCCTAAGTTACTGCCTTTTATATAATCCTCTGGATCTAAAATAAAATATTCATCTGACTGTGCTGACAAATTACGGCAAGGATGATACCTTTCTTTGCCTCTAATATTTAACAATAAACCACAAGATTCATTAGGATCTTGGTCTTTCGCATGAACAAGAGCAGCTTCTTTCCAGTTCATCAATTAAACGTGCCAATAGATGGAAAATCGGCTCTGGTACATTGTCTTTTGGGTGCTCTTACACCAGCAAGATCAAATACGGATGCTAATTCAAACTGCACAACATCTCTATTTTCTGCTGCTTTTCTATCAATTTTATATATTTCTTGCGGAAATTCTGCTGTGGCATCTGGTGTCCCATAGGGATTTACATTGCTAGGAAAATTAGCAGCATCAATAAATCTTGCAAGAGTTCTAATTCTAGTAACGGTTGCTCCTGTTAAATCATTACCAGCCGTAGTGTTATTTATATTCAATAAAATAGCTGTAATAGTTCCAAGGGCATTGCTGACAGTAAGTGTAGGTCTAGGCAGTTGACCCTTACCATATTGAAACCCTTCTGCTTTTATTGGAAATCTTTGATAACTATTACCAGCCCAAACTATTTCTCCATTATCTTTTAAAGATGACCCATTATGAAACCTATAAACAGTAGTAGCACCATGCAAACTATTATCAAGTTGTAAGGTAAAAAGTTCAATTATTGCTGAAGGATTTATATCCTGAAGATTACTAACAATAGCAGCACTACTCATGGTTCAAACACCTCTCTAAATGTTGCTTGGATCGTAGCTCTATTGTTATATGGTATAGATTTTGACCAAGTTTCGCAAACATATTGACCAGCACCAGATAAAGTAATTGAGACATTTCCACTATTAGTAGCACTAGCAGCAGCAACTACTGTAAAAGTATTTGAATCAGTAACCGAAGCAACAAGAAATGTACCATCAGTTGCAGATCCAGAAGTATAGTCGATAGTAAGTTCATCTCCTACAGCTACACCATGACTTGTAATAGTGATAGTCACTGTAGTTCCTGATTGTGAATATGTTCCTGTTTTTGTAAACCCTTCTCCTGGTGGAGTGAAAGTAAAACTGGCGCTATCATTTGCCCTGCTATCAAGGAAACCTTCTATCGTATCCGCATCTGTTTCTGATACGTTAAAAGTAAAGTTATATACTTTTGGATTTTGATGAGCAGCAAGTCCAAATAATATTCTGTGTTCATAACCATCAGCAAAACGTACTGTTCTAGTATTTGGTGCGGATCTTTTCTGCTGTCCATATGTTGGTGTTATTGATGGAAAAGTAGCCATTATGCAAGTAAACCTCCAGGGCGTTTTTGTTTTATAAGTTCTGATTCTATCGCTGCTGATAATGCAAGTCCTAATGCTTGACCCTCTTGTTCATCACCCTCAACAGAAGAACCAGAAGCATCTACGTTTACTACAATATTTGTTGAGCTACCCATTCCTCCTATTCTATTATTTGGAATGATTGTGCCAGCAGTAGAGGGAACAAAAAGTTCTGGCCCTCGTTCTCCAACTATTGATGGCCTGCCAACGGGTGGTCTACCGCCATTAGCAAATCCTGGTAGAGATTTAAAAATACCACCAAAAGTATTACCTAATAATGTATTTATACCAAGCCTTAACAGGTCACTTGCTATGCCTTGTAATATTGACCTTGCAGCATCTCCAAGAGATTTTGTTCCTTGTATAGCACCGACCAAAGCGTCTGAAATACCAGTTGCAATATCATCTCCAATCTTTACAAAAGCACCACTTAATTTATCAGCTTCAGTTTTAATATTACTTACGCTTTCTGCGACTTTATTTGAATTATCTTTTATGGTTTTTACAGAACTATCTGTTTTTCCTAAAGATTCATTTACTACTCCTATTTCTTCTTTGATTTTTGCAGCTTCATCTTTTGATGCGGTTACACTTTCTTTAATTTTATTTTGTTTATCATTTTGTTTTGATAATTCTTTTGTT